TGCTACATGACCATACACAGTTGACATAAGATTTACATCTCTCATGAATGAATCCCATGTTCTGCCTTCCATGTCACAGTCTTTCCAAAAAGATTCTAGTTCTGGAGTTCCTTCAATCCAACCTAGATCTCTTTTTGGTTCATTTCTAAATAGGAAAGAATTGTATATGTGTGTTACTGATTTGACATGATTGTCTAATGGTGTTTGTGCTATCCTTTGAAGATAGTCGCCTTCGCTCTCATAAATGTATCTTGTTAGATATTGTGCTGTCTTGTATTGTGCACCGCCCATGTAAGAGTTGATTAAAAATTTCCATCTACGAATGTAGTTTCTGTATTCCGGGTGAACTGGAAGTCCTGTTGTGTAATTTCCTAAATCTGGATCTCTATTGACTGTGCTATAATCTGGCATCGTTTATCCTTGTTTTAACAGTAAAGCGGCTGTCTGTTGGTGCTTCATAATTTGTTGTAACTGGATACAAATAAGAAACAAAATATCCTAATGCATCACCATGGTGATCCAGGCCTCCAGTTTTGTCAGGCAAGGATGTTCCTTCTTTGTAAACTTGTTTACTCAGTGTATTTAACAGATTTTTACACTTTGGACTTATTATAATGCCTCTTATGCCAATGCTGTTACACAGTTTAGAATTCACAGAATTTATTCTATCTCTGACTGCCATGTGTTTGTTTAATGATTTGACCACAAAGCCATTATTCTGAAGTATAGATAAATCTGTTCTACCACCAGCACTTGTTCTTCTTTGTTTACTTGCTGGATCAGGATATGCAAATATTTTTTTGTTTTTATAACGATGATGTATTTCTTGACACAACTCATCTGTGTTGGATGACCATATAGCAATTTCATCAAATATATAGATGATTCCATCTTTGATGTATGATATTACTGCTGACATAGGATCTAAGTTGAAATCAATTCCAATGTGCAACACATTTACTTCTTCTGGCAACTCAAAGTTTTTAACATTGTGTTGTATGTCAAAACAATGATAGATTATGCCAGAATATGTTTCCCATGTTGCTTCGTATTCCTGTCTATAAGTTTTTAAATCTAAATCTCTTTTGGCTTGATCTATTTCTTCCTGATCAACAAATCCTCCTTGGACCGTGGTAAAAAGATAACTGGACCATTCTGTTTCTGTAGGGTCCTGTCCTCTTTGATAAAGATCATGGAACCAATTCATTCCTTTGGGTGTGCCGCAGAACAATGCTTTACCTTTGGTATCTGAAAGTGTAGGTCTAAGTATTGCTGTCCATGCCTCTTCATTGATATCGGCACATTCATCTAACACAAGAAAATCTATTCCTACACCTCTCAAAGAATCAGGATTGTCAGCACCCCTCAAACAGATCCTAGATCCGTTTTTTAAGAATACAGTAAGTTCTGCTTCGTTGATTGATTTTATCCATCTAAGGTTGTGTAAAACTTCTTTTAATTTTATCCAAGCAATTTGTTTTGCCTGTCTGTAAGAATTTGTCACAAACCAACAAACCTTGTTGGGCAGTCTAGCACCATAACATAATTCTCTGATTGCAAGTGTTGTTTTACCAAATCTTCTTCCTGTGGTTAACACACGAAATCTGGCAGAATCATCAGCCACTTGCCTTTGTGGTTGCGATAGTTTCATACAGTTAATTATTGTAGTTTGAAATTATGCTAATTTTCTTCCCATGGTAATGGGGCAGTATTTTCTTGATCTGTTGGTGAATCTTTTTGATCTAGGTATTGACGACCTAACCAAATCAACATTCTAACATCGCCTTTGTCCAAAGCAACTTCCATTTGTTTTCTTCTTAAACTTTTTTTACCTTCTGATCGGCCTTTTTCAATAATGCTTTTGTATCTTTTTTCTAATGTAGTAACAGAGGTTCCTACAATTTCAGCAATCTCTTGATATGTGCAATGAATTGTTGATAATTTTTTAATTAGATCTACATCTAGTTTGTAATGTTTTTTAATTGGTCCAGCCATTATAGATGTTTCCTTTTAACTACAATTCTAAATCTTCTTGAATCAGTGTCTCCTTGATTAGATGTAATTTTACAATCTACATTGTATTCATTACCAACTGAGCCACCTGATAGTCTTATGTTGACCTGTTTACCAGATACTGTGACATCTGTTGATTCATCTGTGGGAAATTGTAATGCGGCTGAATCTCCAGTTATGGTTTCTATTGTTACATCTTTTGAACTGATAGTCCCTCCACCACCTGAAAGGTAATCGGTCCAATCTATGCCGTAAACAATATTTGCATCAGGATCTTTAACAAAGAATAATCCTTTGTTATCGCCTTTTGCTCCTGTCAAATCTGCCATTTAATCTCCTCTTACTCGTGGAACCGACTCTACATCAATAAATGCTGGTCTTTTAATTGTAATTATTCTATTTTCTGCTTCCACTGTTAAAACTTTTGTTTCTTCAATAATACTATTTAATCTATTTTTAGATTTTACAATGTGTATTCTTGTTTCTTGCGGCACTTTAATGGTTCTAGACTCAGAGAATACATTTTTTTCTCTGGATTCTGCAGTAACAAGAAATGTTTTAGTTTCTGATCCAACAGATTTTGTTCTTGATTCTCCTATTGCTTTTAACAATCTTGCTTCTGAAAATGGTGTTGCTATTCTTGTTTCACTGATTGTTTTTAGTATTCTAGTTTCTTGTAATGCTTTTATTGAATGGAAAGGGTCTGCAATATCTAATTCTGTTAATGTAAAGATACTTGCAAATGTTTCTGGCTGTAACAGTCTTGCTCTAGATGGTATGATGCTTAGACTTGATTCTATTGCCATCAATGCTTGTATGGCTTGGACATTTATTTGTGCAGTTACAAATGGAGAAAATACTCCTGTGAGATCTATGTTGCCTTTGAAACTTACCTGTGCATCTGAAGTCTGTGTGAAAACACCTTGTAGTGTTGATATGATAGGTCTGGTTACACCACCAGCACCTGATGTTGAAACTGAAAATGCTAAAGGTATTGAAACTGTGCCAGATTGGAAAATAAAACCTGGTCTAAAATCTGCTGTGAAAGAACTTGCTATGCTGGCATGGACACCAAACTTTCCTAAAGTTGTTTGGTCACTTTTTATTTGGAAGACACCGCCTGGTTCCCATTTGTCTGCAAACCAGTCGTCCCATGATCTGTCGACAAGACCAAAGTCGTCCCAAGTATAATCGTCTTGACCTTCGAAGGCTTCTTTTATCGCCATTCGGTCACCTCCGTTATGCTAGGCTGACTGTAAGAGATCCTGAAGCAATTGATAATGTGTCTGCGGAAAGAATTTCCTTCGCATTGGATAATGCTCCATAAAAAAGAACATTCGAAGTAGAAGACCCATCACTGACTTGATCAACTATTGCAACATAAGTCACTGTTGATCCCGATCCTGCTGGATTGTTGTAGTCTGCTGTTGCTTGTGGAAAGTTTACAACTACATTTGATGCCGCTTGTCCACTTGAAGCCGCCGCGAAGTTGATTGATTGTCTTACATAGCCACCTGTGCTAATTTCAAAGTTTCCCCAGTTGCCTGCGGTATTGGCCATTGTGCCTGCTTCTAGAGCCGCGGATACATCTGACGCCGGACCTGAAAACAGAGCAACATAAAGATTAGGTGGTGTGAAATCTCTTGCACCTTCTCCTAATACATGATCTAAAAGTTCGTTTTCTAAATAATTTGATGCGGCTGACATTTTGTCTCCTTGTTTTAAGTTTATTTATTGTTTTATGAGAAAATTTTTGTAAATTTCAATTCAAACGACGGAGTTGAGAACGATAACCCTCCAGAGAAACCACTTACTCCGCCCCGATAACTTACTGCTTCTTTGTTTGATGGATCAGCAAAAGTAACACTTGCAAGTGTTATGGTCGTTCCATCATGACTGTCTGTAGACTCAAATGTAGGTGCACCACTTGTTCCTGTTCTTGAACCAGACACATCATAGAACGAAGTGTTAACTTCTCCTGATTGAAAAGTAAAATCGCTGGTTCCTGTATTCTCTTTTCCTGCTCCACACCTTATCCCAACGGAGCCACCAGCAGGCAAAGTTCCGTCTGATGTCCTTGTGATAATTATTTTGTAAGTGCCATCCGCAATAGCCATACCACGACCTGTTATGCCAGTGAATATGCTCATTTCATCTTTTACGATGCTTATTGATCCACCACTACCACTATTTGGAAATAATAATCCAGACGGATTGGTTGCATTTGACAATCCTGCTAAAAGCAATATTGATTCTTTTTGCGTTTCATCTCCGCTGAATATTGATCTAGCAAAACCGATCGGCATTGT